CTCATGGCTGCACTATGACCGGGACAAGCCTCTCAGCGCCCTCAACCAACCGAAGCTCTACATCTCGGAGAAGTGCAAGAACGTCATCTACTGCCTCAAGGAGTGGACGGGTGCGGATTCTACCAAAGGCGCGAGCAAGGACTTCCCTGACCTAGTCCGCTACCTGTGCCTATCCGGCGTCAACAACGTCGAGGGTGACATACTTATGTGCCGTGGTGGAGGGAGCTATTGATGAGCGACAAGGATTATCTCTGGTCCGAGCTGACGCGCAAAAACCCACGCCTGCTGAAAGACCCGCACTTTACGCCGGCCAGCATGCGCAAGTTCTTTGATGTGATCTACGACAAGGCATGGAACCACGGCTATTCATTGGCGAGGGCAATGCCCACGTCCAAGGGCGCGGACTTGTTCACCACATTCTTCGGCGCCAAGCCATGACAACCCTCGACCGAAGACAACCTCCTCCACCGGAAGACTGGAAGTGCGCTCCCGGCGGGCACCCTCTTTGTCAGGTGTGCAGCAAGCCGCTCGGAACTCAATTCCTCCGAGACCCGCAACTTGGCCCCTGCTGCATGGAGTGTGCTCCTCACGTCATCGGCGCCGACAAACTGCTCTACTGGCTACGGATTACGCAATAGTTCACTCCACACTTGAACTACAAAGAAAAAACTATGCCGATTCCTTTCAAAACAACCGGATAGAAAACACAACACATGTTCACAACTAAGGTAAAAACCATCCCGCTCGACATCTACACTGCCAGCGAAGACTTCGACAAGAAGGCCGCCCTCTCCTTCACCCGCGAGCAGGCGCCCCCGGCATTCCTCGCCGTCATGCTCAACTTGCAGGACCGCATTGCCGATGCCTCCGACTTGGCAACAAACATGGCCACGGCGAAAGATCACGGCTTCCTTGCCCACGCCGCCGGCCAGCTCAATGCGCTGCAAGAACTGTGGAACGACCTAGAGCAGAAGCGCGCCGAGGCCAGCAAGTTGTCGTAAATCGTCAACTGTGGCGAATCAAGGTGGACAACTTGGGATAACTCGTCATTTCTGACGGATTACCGAGCGGGTATAAAAAGCCGGTGTGAACTAGGCGCAGTTACAAACAATGGCGCGTTTTTGTGACACAAGCGGCGTATTACGCCATTCCCGAATAGCGAATGTATTTACATTGTAAAACATTTTGCTTGCGGTGTGTGCTGTTGTGTGCTATTAGTAAGCGGAAGTAGGGCTTCATGCCCAAATTCAGCGGTCCTACGCGCCGCTCCCCAAAACAGCGTTGGCGCACCACTTAGGGGGTTTTCCTTATGGCGACAGAAGAGGCGGTCAATCAGGCCGCAGGAACGGATGACGGCGATGTAGTTTCGATGGCTTTGGCCGACTTGGGAGTTCCCAAGCCGGAAGAAGAAGTCAAAGACGAGCCGAAGTCTGAGGAGACGATCTCTGACATTTCTGACGAAACCAAGGACGAGGAGAAATCCGAAGACCCCGGCGACGATGTAGCTGACGAACCAGAGGAGGAGGACGAGGAGCCCGAAACTGAGGACAAAGATCCCAGCGACGAAGAGGCCCCGAACAAGGACAAGGTTCAGAAGCGAATCGACAAGTTGGTCGCCAAGCAGCGCGAGTCCGAAGAACGGGCAACAGCGGTCACGGCAGAGTTGGAGCAACTTAAGGCGGCGAAAGCCGAACTAGAAGCCCAGCTCAACCAGACAACCCGCCCGATCCTCTCACCGACCGCCGACAACCCGTTGGCCGATGTCGATAGCGAGGACGCCCTAGAGCAACGCATTCAGAACGCACAAGCCGTAAGGCGTTGGGCGCTACAGAATAGCGACGGAGCAACCATCAAGAAGCCGGACGGCTCGGAGCAGTTTGTCAGCGGCGAGGAAGTTAAAGACTACCTCATCAAAGCAGATGACATCCTCACAGTTCACGCGCCCGCGCGTAGGCAGTGGATCAACAATCGGATGCCGGCAGTCACGTCTGCCCAAAACCTGTTCCCCGACATATTCAAACAGGGAACGCCGATGAACAGAGCGTATCAGGCGACGATTAAGACCGCGCCAGAACTGCTCAAGATCCCGCAGCACGAACTATGGGTCGGCCTCGCCCTCTACGGAGAGCAAGCCCTCATGGCCTCGCAAAAAGCGAAAGAGGCCAAGACCGCTGCCGAGAAAAAGGTTTCGTCTAAGAAGTCAGAATCCAAACCGCCAACCCCTGCCAAGCCGATGAGCAATGCCAAATCGTCATCATACCGGGGCGGAAAACCCGCCGCATTGTCGGGCGCCAACTTGGACGATCTCCAGAGCTGGGTGGCCGACAGCCTACTTGGATAACCCTTAATTAGAAAAACTAACTAACATGCCTTCTACAATCGGAGCTATCACTCCAGTCACGGGTCTCAGGGAAGACCTTGCCGATGTCATTCACGTCATCGACGCCAAAAACACCCCCATCTCGTCTGCCGCCAAGAAAGGCGCGGACCTCACCAATGCCGGCGTTTTCAGCTACCAAGCTGATTCGTATAACGAGCCCGTCCTCGACGGTGTTCTCAGTAACGCCGATGTCACCAGCTTCGATGACCCGACGAAGAACCGCGTTCTTCTCTCGGCTCGCGGGCAGAAACTTCGCCGCAGCATCAAGGTCGATGACTTCGTTCAGAACGTCAACGACACGGCCGGCGTTGGAAAACGCAAGGAAATGGCCCGCGCGATTTCGCGCTCGTTGGTCGAAATTAAAAGGGATATTGAGTCGGTCATCTCGTCCGATGCCGAGTCTCAGGAGCAGAGCGGCGCATCGCCGTATAAGACCCGTGGCTTGGGCAAGTGGATTCAGGCGACCGCCCAGAGCGATCTGGCCGTTGCTTCATCTCAGCGCACCCCTGCCGGTTCGATCAATACGACCGCGACCGCCTCGCTCACCGAGTCCGAAGTTCAGTCGCTCTTGCAGAGCATCTACACTCAGACAGGCAATGTTGCCGAACTGACCCTCGTTTGCGGCCCTGCCCTCAAGCGCAAGTTCACCGAGTTCACTCGCTTCAGCACAGGCTCTGCCGGTGCCGGACTGAGCGTTCGCACGTTCACCAACAGCGCCGACAGCAAATCCATCATCTCCGTTGTCAACTTCTTTGAAGGTGATTTCGGATCGTTGAGCCTGTTGCCCTCGCTGTTTCTTGCGAAGGACAACGCGAGCGCCGATGTGCAAAACGCGCGTGGCTACGTCCTCGACATGAGCATGATCGAACTGCGCTACGGTCGCCGGCCCCGCTATCAGGAGCTGGAAGACATGGGCGGCGGTCCTCGCGGCCTCGTTGACGCCATCGTGGCGTTGAGCGTTGGCACGCCCAAGGGACTCGGCAAGTTCGCCGCGACTGCTTAATTCAACAACTAACCAAGGAACATAATCGAATATGCAAGTCTACGAACTGCCCGCTGAAACCAAAGCCGCAACCGGCTACACCCACAAGGCCATCGTCGATCACACCGATATGACGGAGACCACCGCTAACACGGCCCAGTCCATCACCCTGATCTCGCTCGCCGCTGGCGATGTCGTGCATTCGGGTGCCTACAAGCTGATCACGCCGTTCCAAGACACGACTGACAGTGCGTTCAACACGACCGCCGTTACCACGAACGCCGCCGGTTCCGCTCTCATCAGCGCGACCGAGACGAACGTGAACGGAACGGAAGTGTTCTACAAAGCGCACACCGCGACCGCCCCGCTGACCGCCACGAGCGCCAGCACGGTTGCCGCCTCGTTTGCCTCTATGTCGGCAAAGAGCCTGTCGGCCCTCAACGCGGGAGAAGTTCACTTCTTCTTCAGCGTGAACAAGCTGGCGAACCTCTAAGACTACGTCTTAACACACAGCGCCAGAACTGCGTATTGCGGGTCTGGCGCTGAAGTTAGGATGTCCCAAATCTGGTCAGAGTTAGTCGCCGACTTAGGCGATGAGATGTCCGCCCTTGTCCGCGACGAGCTTGTCGCCGGCTGGAACGCCAAGAACGCCCTTGCCGCCACACGGCAGGCGCGGATCAAAGAGGCGACCGACCGGCTTGAGCATTGCTCCGTTGACGGCATTGGGCAGCACACCATGAGCGTAGACGCCGATGTCTACTACGCATGGGAGGCCGCAGAGCCGGGGTGCTGGAAAGACAAGGGCTTCCGCGACGATTTCAAAAAACGCTTTCCCGAAACAGCGGTCAACTACACGGCGAGAAAACCCATGGTCGGCTACCGGCCCTAAAACATTACCGGCATCTGTCCATGATCGAAACACCCGACCGCGAAAAGATCAGCGAGATTCTGTCTGACATAGATCAGGCAGACGCGGATGGCAGCCAATACATCCAGCGAAAGCTGCGCAACTGGAACACCCGCTATTGCGTCTGGCCGGGGCAAAGCGAAGACGGACGCAAGCATGGCGCCGCTATGGGCAAGGCCCCGTGGCCATGGGAAGGGTCATCTGATTGTCGCGTTCGGCTTTCCGACAACATCGTCAAGGATCACTGCACAATCCTGACCAACGCTTTCTTCAAAAGCCGCGTGCAAGTCCAGCCGGTCGAGAGCATGGACGCCGACAAGAAGAACGCCGCCGAGACCATTCTGAAGTGGTTGCTGTTCCAGCATTGCTTGGATGACTTGCGCCGCGAAGTGCGTCTGGCTGCCGAGTTTAGAGAGACATACGGCTTGGCTGTCATGGCTGTCGATTGGCAGCAGACCACCCGCACGGAGATCAAGCGGTTCAGCTTGGAAGAGGCGCAGATGATGGTGCAGGAGTCACAAGACCCGAACCTCGCCGCCCTGATGGAGATTGTGTTGGACCCGCTGCAAGAAGAGACCGCTGCCGAACTTCTCGGTCAGGTTGTTCCCGAGCTGGGCAATGTCGCCAAGGTCCGCGCACTGAGGGACAAGGGCGAGGTCGAATGGGAAAGCCCCTACATCTTTGAATCCAAGCCCGTCTGGACCGCCCTAGAAGCGTGGGAAGACGTTATCTTCCCCATCCAAACCTTCTCTATTCAGCGCGCCGCGTTCGTTGCCCGCAGAGAGTTACTCAATGAAGTGGAGTTGCGCGAACGGGCCGCTGTCGAGGGATGGGACGAGGATTGGGTTGAGAGAGCCGCCAAACACAAGGGCGAGCTGAAGCGCATCAACCTCAACCTGCATCGCTCCGACCAATTTCTCTACGATCACATGCGCGACATGATTGAAGTGTGGCACGTCTATCGCAAGGAGAACGACCCGAAGACCGATGCCGTCCGCGTCACCCGCTCTGTCATTAGCTACCATGTTCCTGACAAGGCCGCCGTCCATGAGCTGATGCCCTATGCCCACGGGCTTTATCCCTTTGTTGAGCTGCCCCGCGAGCGCAGCACCCGCCCGCTCCTAGAGAGTCGCGGTGTCCCTGAGATCACGCAGACCGCCCAAGAGGAGATCAAAATTCAGCGCGACTACCGCGCCGACCGCGCCTCTATCAGCATCCTCCCGCCTGTCCGCGTGCCGGCCAATCGCGGGAAGTTTGATCTGGTCTTAGGCCCCGGCGCCCAGATCCCCGAGCGCCGCCCCGGTGAGATCGGCTGGATGGACCCGCCGCGCCCTGACGCCGGCAGCATCGAAGTGGAGAACGCAACACGCTTCGACGTGAACAACTATTTCGGGCGGATGGCCGAAGGTGTCCCGCCGCAAATGTCGATGCTCCACACGCAGGAGCTAATCGACTCATGGCTCTTGGACATGAAGCTCTGTGTCATCCAGACGATGGCGCTGGCCCAGCAATACATGACGCCGGAAGATGTCGCCCGCGTCACAGGGAACCAACTTCCCTTCTCGTCCAGCCCGCAGGACATTCGCGGCCGCTTTGACATCACCGCCGAGTTCGACGCGCGACTTCTTGATGCCGAAGCCCTCGGCGCAAAGCTGGATTACTTGGCGAAGATCCTAGTGCCCATGGACAGCTTCGGCGTAATCGACCGAGTCGGCCTCATCAAATACATGTTCCAAGCTGTCGATCCAAACATGGCGAGCATGTTGGTGCAGGACATCGGCGCAGCGACTCAAGCCGAGCAAGAAGACGAACAAGCAGCCTTTGCAAAGATCGCCGCCGGCGCCGAGCCACCGCTCAAAGAAGGCGGCCAGAATGCACAGGTCCGCTTGCAGACGTTGCAAGGAATCGTGCAATCCAACCCGGCGGTCCAGCAGCGATATCAGAGCGACGAAATCTTCCGCAAGATGATCGACGCCCGCGCACAAGCCTTCCAGTTCCAACTGCAACAGCAGCAAAACGCCGTCATCGGCCGCACCGGCGCCCAGCCCGCGCTGCAAAAGCTCCAGCAAGACCAGCAACTCGGCATGTCCGCCCAACCCGCCGCCTAACCGTATGCACCCGAACATCAACGTCAGGAACGTGGCCGGATTAAATATCCCGCAGCACGACTATCTCAGCATCTCGTATTACAGCAGCACGAACAACATCCAGACAGTTACCTACAAAGAAGGCGGCAGCGGAGGCCAAACAGTCGCAACTTTGACCTTCTCCTACACGACCAACCCGCCGACCACCAACGACGCCTCGCTGGCGTCTGTCGCTCGCTCATAAC